AGTCACAGTCAAACGAATGTCCGCTGTTCCAGTGTCTTGCCAAGCCAATGCAGCGCCAGCTTGTGTTGTTGGGTACACACGCCCAGCGTCTGTTCCAGATGCAAAAGTGTTCAGAATTGTAGCTGCGCCACCTACAGTATCACCGATACTAAGGTTGGTAGCACCGCTTGCTGCGGTAATAATGTCGATTACGCAGTCAATAATCTGTGAGTTTGCGGGAATGACAACATTAGTAACTTGAGCGGCTAGAGCGCCACCAGATAGGTCTGCTGAAAATGTTTGGGCCATAACAACTTGACCGACATTTGCGACATCAGTTCCGACTGTTGTGCCTGTTGTATTCTTAATGGTTCCGGCCTTAATAGGACCAGAGAAAGTAGTTGTCGCCATGATTATCTCCTGTCGTGGCTAATGTCAGCCGCACCATGCGACTGTCAGGGATAATTAACTATACAACAAAAAAGGGCGGCTGAAAAGCCGCCCTTTTCCGAACAGTTGTTCGCTTTATGCGCCTGGTGAACCAAACACTGCGCGTGGGTCAGAATAGCCAAAGCTATAACGCTCACGAGCTTTAAAGCGCATGTTACCTGAATCGAAGTCAGCTTCCATGCCTGTAGTCATCGCAGTACGCTCAAAGTGCTTAAAGCCGTTTGGCGCATCTGTTTTGATGAAGAACGCATCTGGGTCTGTCAGGAAGTGGTTAATTGTGTAACCCTCTGGCAGCATACCCATGTTGCGGATTGCGTTCACATCGTTGTCTGCTGTTCCTACACGAAGTGTAGACTCAAGAAGACGGTCAGCAACAAACTGTAGCTGTGGTGGAACGATTAACTTCATACCGCGAAGAGCGATAATCATGTTACGTTCATCAACGAATGTTGAGATGTCGATTAGAGCATTCTCAAGTGATGTTTCGTTGAGGTCAGCAGCAGTTGATGGCTCGTTGCGGAATGTTCCGCCACCAGCAAGTGGGTGGTTGGTAGCGCAAAGCTCCTTAGTATCACCACCAGCAAAGTTACTGTCGAACGCATTGTTCAGTGTTGCAGCAGCTTTAACTTGCTTTGTATGTGCCATTGAACGTGCTAGTGCGCGTGTGTAACGGGCACCAAGACGGTCATACAGGTTATCTTCCATTGCTTCTTCTGTAAGCGCGAAAGCCAATGAGATTGTCTCATGTGAGTAACGGGCTGTGTATGCTTCAGAAGCATTGTCGAAAGATACGCCTGCACCTTCTGACTTAGTTTGTGCATTTCCGAAACCAACGAGCATCACTTCTTCTTCAAACGCACGGTCTGATGATTCTGTGTCGTAGATTTCTGCGTGTTCCGCGTCGTAGCGGTCGTATTCCATGCCGAACAATGCGTTCAGGCCTGGCTCTAGTTCTTTAACTAGCTGTGCTCTTGAAATAGCCATTTATCTATTTCTCCTTATGCCAAGCCCGCTGTGCCTGGGGACAGCAAGTGGTTGTTGATTACGACCATGACATTTGTGTTTGCAGAGCCAACATCACTGTTCTCTGGGTCTTGAGAAATATCAATCGCCTTTAGAGGAAGAGTGTTTGTTGTCGCGCCAGTTGAAACGCCAATTTCATCGCGTGAGCCTCCAGAGGCAGTATCGCCAGTACCTTTAACAATGTCAAAGTTACCAAACAAATCAGCGACAGGAAATGCCGCATTGCCTTGGATTTCGTAAACTACGTCTGGCGCATCAATTACGAATGCTTCGATGTCAGAAGCGGCAATTGAACCAGGGTAGAAGTTTGAGAATGTTTCTTTTTTAGAAACTGGGTCAGTGTAACGGCAGCCATTGAACACACCAAGAGCCGCGTCAGTTTCGCCTGCTGCTTTAACACCAATTGTTCCAGCAGTGAGGCCTTCAACGAGGTCTCCCTGGAAAATTGCTGTTGTAGCACCAGAAGCGATACGGTAGCGGTTTTGCTGGTTCATAAAGGCAGAGCCATTCATCATACGCGCAGGGCGTAGACCAAAAGCGGCATCTTTATTAGCCATGATTTAACTCCTTTAAGAGTTTAAGAGTTTAAGAATTGTTTGGCCCTTTTGAACCAAACGATACAGAACTTTTCCGCTGTGGAGAAAGCTTTGGCATTGCGGCATTGCTTTCGCGCATCCAATCTCTATCTACAGCTTCCATTTGATTTTCAGTGACCTGCCTGTAGTGGGCGTCACGTTGTTCCACAATCTCTTCAGGTATTCTGGCTAAAACCAGACCACCAACGCCGATTACGCCAGCGTTCTTTCCATCGTCAATGACAGGTGCATCAAATTCAGGGTAATCTTCCGCCCTTACAAGCTCCCAACCTTCACGGCGGCGCTTATGGACGTTGTTGCGGTCATCGTATTCCATGACGGATTCACGAATCCAGCGGTGTTTAAAGCCAACCGGGGCCTCTGGAGCCTCAAGTGTTGAAGGTGGCTTCCACGCGTCTACTCTCGCTGTTTTTTCACGGGTTTGCGAATCCCGGCTTGCGCGGTCAGTCATATTTAACTCCTGCTATCCAGCTTTGCTACTTCTTTCGCATAACGCTCAAGAGGAATATTCATCTTCTTGGCAAATGCTACTTGACCCGGCGTTAGTTCCACCGATTTTTTCCGCCCTGATTTTATGGACCGTCCAGAGGACGCAGGCGCAACTGACTGGGCGTTCTGCCGCTGCGACTGAAACTTATGAGGAAATTCGTGGCGCATACGCTTATCAATTTCCGAATAATAATCATCACTGGTAGGGTCATAACCCTCTGATGCTACCAGTGTCTCATGGATGGCTTGAGCCCCACGAGTCATAACTAAATCTTTGTTGAACCAGTTATCGTTCTTTCCCATCCAGGATACAAGCTTTGCATCAAGTTGTTGTTGTGGCTGGGGTTGCCGGGCCTGTTGCGGTTGTGGCTGTTGCACTTCCTGAACAGGCTGTTCAACACGAGACTTGGACATGCGAACACGTTCTTTTTCAATAGACAAACGAGAAAGAAGTTCTTGAGCTTCAATCTCTTTATCTATTTCGCCCATGTCTCGGGCTTCTTTAAGAAGTTTCTTGGCTTGCTCAAACTGAGAATCAACGCGACTGGAGTATTCAGTAACATACCCTTGGTCCATTTCAGCAATACGTTGCTTCATTTGTTGATTTTGTTGTTGCACCTGCTGTGCATACTGAACAGCAGCTTCTGCCTCTTCTACAGCTTGCTTGCGCTTGGCTGTAAGCTGATTAATACGCTTCTTAACATTGTCGCTATAATTTTCAAGCTCTTCACTTCCACCCTCAGAAGTAGATTGCTCGTTTTCGGACAATTGTTCGGGTTCTGAAGTTTGCTCAACTTCTACTGACCCAGATTCCTCCAGGTCAATAGATACATTTTCTTCAGCTTCATTCATTTGCTCAGTATTCATAGTGGCCTCCTATCCTTTTATACATATGATATATCTGAGGGGTCAAGTATAGTGGCGATAATATTATCGTCATTTATGAGCCTAACCTCAAGGCCATCCACTTTGAACCTGTTGCCAGCATATCTACCCATAAGAACCCATGACTTTTCCTCACACCAGGCTCCAGTAGGAAACTTATTTTGGTCTTTGAAAGCGTCTGGGCCAAGCTTGACGACATATGCCGCAACCGTAGCAAAGCTCTCTCTATCACGAGTGGAGTCAGGAATTATTACGCCGCCCTTCGTTTTGGCAGCCATGTAGTATGGGATTACAAGAAGACGGTATCCAACAGGCTGTGGGAGCCTGTCCATAGCAGACTCTTCCATAGTGGATGGGTCTACTGAGTTTTTGTCTTCTTCTGCTGATGCAAATGCTTTTTCCACAGCTTTAGGCAGTGGACCAGTCGCAACGCGGTCTGGAACAAAAAGTTTCTTAGTCATTGTATAAAACGCCCTTCATCGCGGATTTGATTTCATCTTCACAGTATTGCAACCCGCGTATTTGCCCAACTGTAAGCCGGTAGGTTTCTATATTATCTACCGCACCAACCGCAAGAGAATGCGTCAAAGCATCCTTCTTCTCACGAATGTCCTTTAATAAATATTCTGTTAGCCCTATCGCGTCCATGCTTTTTCCTCCTTGCACAGCTACTTTTGGCGATTCTTCCTCGCCTGCTCTTCAGTAGTATGGTTATCCTTGCACCACATTACTTTTTCTTAAACTTATCTACGCCCTTTAACCCTAACCCTGCTAATATAGTAACGTAAAGGACGTTTTGGTACCACTCAGGTAATTCATTTAGCCTATCAAACCCATTTTTTGCCACATCTTCCATTCCCGGAATAAAGACAAGACAAACGGGTATCAACACAATAATTGATATTACCTCATCTTTCCAGGAATTTTTTGTAGACTCCGCCATGATAAGCTCCCACTTACTATCGTGGGTAGCGGCGGTCTTCATTATCTCTGCTTTTGCTTCTGCTTCAGTCTGTCTAAGATGAGACTTCGCCTTTTGCTTGGATACCTGCCCCTCAACAAAAGATGATGCCAGACTTGCAATGGGACCAATAATAGCTTGTAACATATCACTTTCCTTCCAGCACAGCCAGACGAAGATGTAGTTCAGCTATGCTTATCTGTAGTTGATGTACTTGAGACACTGTGTTCTGAACAGACTGAGGCGGTTGAAAATCATCTATCCAATTGTCGTTTTCCTCGACCTCTTCCATAGTCAATTCAAGATTGTGCTCTAAGAAAGATATGCGCTCGGTCAGGCCGAAATAAACCCAAACACTAACCGCTGTGAAGGCAATCATGCTGATAAGATTCCGCAAAGGAATAGTTATCTCGCTTGCCTCATTTAGCTTAGTGGCTGCTTGTTTCATTTCTCACTCCCTAACCAAACCGCAAACGCGCCTGTCATCGCACCGCTAACAACACTAATCATCGCGCTTTGTTGTGTAGATAAGTCTTCGAGACTAATTCCCCATTCAATAACCCTGATATACATCAACGTCATCACCAGCATCATTAACCGTGGGATAATCTTCCATTCCACTAACTGTTCAGCACTCATTACTAACTCGCAAACATTACTGACAATGTAATACACACAACCACAAAGATGATAGCCATAAGAGATATACCAACAGTCTTAGCAACCTCCATCATCTCATGGTTCTTGCGGTTCTGCTCTATTCGCTCTTTCTTTGCGATTTCTTTGGCTTCTTGTATGCGCCTAGCACGTTCATTAACAATGCCGGCCCAAGTACCATGACCAAAACGCTGGTCTATCAGCACGGATACTTCATACAGTTTCTCGGCCGCCAGCTTTGCATCTATAGTTTCTCTAGCTACAGAATTAACACTAAATTGATTTACGCCAGACCTTTTGTTGCGAGCTTTTTGAGCCTGCTGCTCACCAAGAAACAAGTCGTCTATATGACTAGCAATCTCGCCAATATCGTTAGCAGTGCCAATCGCGGACTTAATACCATCCACGGCACTTTTAACAAGAGCAATACCAGCGAGTGTTTCTGCTATCATTTAGAATACGCCTTTAAACCTTTGTGGTCTTGCGATTGGAGAAAACGCTTTTACTATTCCCCCGCTTCTTAGGCTTTGGGGCTTCTTCGCTGATGACAACGCTATCGCTACTGATTGGCTCTGGGGATACCCCTCGCTCTTCAACTTCGATATGTTTTTCGATATTGTCTTTTGGCTTGAGCCTTTCATTAGAGGCATTTCTACGCTCCACTTTTTTAATTTTCTGGACTTCTGCAACCTTACGGTACTGTGAACTAGCTGACATCATCTTCCCTTATTCATATTGTTGAGAGCCGCTATGTCACGCTGAGTTTGTATGCGCTCTTCAGCAACTCGGGTTTTGTCATTCAACGCCTCTTGCTGAATGGCTAATCTTGCTTGAGCTTCCATCTGGTCAGCCGTTTCTTTCTCACGGTCAAGCTGGGCTCTTTCTTCTGCCTCTTTTGTCTTACGCTCAATATCTGCACCACGAAGAGCAAGCTCCTGCTGACGAATTGCAACAAGCGGGTCTTGCTGTTGCGGAGGTGCAATAGACTGTGCGTACTGCTCAGTAATCTCTCCAATTAGCTCAGAGGCACGAGAGGCAATATCAGACTGTACTGCTGCCATACCCTCTTCTGATGACTGAATCATCATCAACTCTTGCTCACTGAGGTCTTGTGTTACCTCTGCCTGCGCCATAGCTTCTGCCATCATACCAATATGTTCTTGGATGTGGCCCTGAAGTGTCATTACAACTGACGCATTAGCCTGTGCCACTGGCGTTGCAATGATTGCCAGGTGAGCTTCAATGTGTGCCTGATGGTTCTGGTCTGGGAACGCCTGTAGCGCTTTTCCACGCATAGCCTCCTGATTCTCTTTAGCAGGGTTAGTAGGCTGTGGTGTAGGTGGAGTAGGGAGAATGGAATCCACATTTGAAACTCCTAATGCTTCGTACATTTTACGGTAAGCCTGATACAAGCCACGCTCGTTCCCATGTATCTCAGGATTAGACTGAACTAGCTGTAGCTCTGTCTGCGCCAAAGCAATACGCTGAGACATAGAAAAGATATTCGGGTCTGATACAGGCAGGACATCAATACGGTCATCAAAGTCAGTTGCCTTGATTTCCGGTGGGGCACCCGGAACCGCATACGGGTACATAGGTGCCATAAACTTTGCAAACACATTCGCAAGAAGCTTAAATTCAATCTTCTGTGAATAGTGCAGACGCTTATGAATTGCAGACATAACCTTGGTGCCGCGTTCCATAATAGCCATAGTTGTGCCAACAGGTGTCTCTCCACCCATCTCACCAACCTTCGCATCAGCCATAGACGCAAAGCGGCGACCTGAATCAACAAGCGTACCAAGAAGCGAGTAAAGCGTCTGTGATGGCTCTTTAAACGGCAGCGTCATAATGGACTGACGTATATCCATACCAGCAACGTCAATGTCACGGAACTCACCAGGTGATAGAGGCTCGTCTTCGTCTCTAATACGGGCACCACGGGCCTTGAAGCCTGCGGGTAGGTTGGACAACGTGCCAGCATCAATAAGCTGTCTGAGGAGGCTTGTAGCGGCCCTAGAGAGGCCACCAATCATATGCGTCAACCCAAAGCCGTAGAAACCAAGGCCGGGGAGGAACTTATAATGTACAAAGTACGGCTTTTTGCGGCGAAGCGGGTCTTGTTGTTCATAATTACGGCGAACAGACAGAACAGCGTT